ATCTAAACGTTCAGAGATATTGACACAAACATCTTTACAAAGCCAAAGAGTGCCGCTTTCTGCATTTTCTGTAAGTTTTTCTGCAACTAACTCTAAAACATTGCCTAAACAGCTTATTTGATTAGCGATTTTTTCAAGCTCGCCAGCTTCATCCCATAAGCTCATTTTTGATCCCTTGCTGGAGTTGTCCAAAGCTGCTCAATATGTTCTGTAGCACCCATCTTTACAAGTTCACTTTTATAAAAGTGTCGTGCAACGTAATCTGCTCGTATAAACTTGCTTTCTTTACGTTTACTAGGGCCTACAAACACACCAGGTAACTCATAGTGCGGTATATACATTACATTGCCTAATTTATAGCATTTGTAATTAGCCCTATCAGGCACGTCAAATTCAGTATCCAAAACCATAATTTCTTCCTTCTTGAGCGTTATATTCATATCCAAAAGCATAAAACAATGGCGAATTAGCAATCATTATTAGCTTACGTTTTGCTTCTAAAGTTTTACCTCTGCGTTCTAACAATAAAGTAATCTGCGCTCTATTCTTAAACATTTCCCTATTTTTAAGGGTTTCCATCATTCGTATGGAAAAAACAGATTTATCAATCATATTACATACCCTGTCCGTAAATAATTAACACCAAAAATAACGATTGCAATTACCAGACCCATAAGGCCACCTAATGCTAATTCTATTAAAGTTGCTTTCATATTTCCCCCAAAATTAAAAAAGTCAGGTCAAAGTCTTTTTAGTCTGAAATCTCTAAGAGCCATAGAGCTGAATAGTGTCGTTGACCTGATGTATGTAATTTATTACAGAATTTGAATAAAAATCTTGATCTAGGTCAATATTCTTAAAAATAATTTAGGTGTTGTATTTTTACAACAGGGTGGGGCTGACACCTCACGGAAGGATTTTTGGCGGGGGATCACCAATGCCAGCCCCATAAATTCTATAGTCCCGATTTTAACTGAAAAAAGCGTAATAAGTGAAAAAAGCACTTTAATCCCTTTTGCAACTCATCTTCTGGGATTTCGCACAACTTCACTTCATTAGTTAAGCCGTTTACAAACATAATTCCGCATCTAGCACCCTCTAAACCAAGCAATTCTCGGTAAGCTGCCATTTGCATGATATGCTCATCGTATGGAACGACCTTTTCCAAAGGGACTTCTTTAGTCTTAAAATCTACAACAACCCCTGGCACACCTTTAATCTTGTCTGCTTTAGCATATAAATCCACCTTGCCACCAAACTTTAATTCTGTATGGCTTGCACTAACTTCAGGAAGCCACGCCCTAGCCCCATAAGCGGCTTGTAAGGCGTTTTCTACGTTACGGCAATAGGTAGGTACTGATTCCAGCAAAATGCCGTCAAAGAAGCTCTCAATGATGTTGTGAATGGCAGTTCCCCTTGCCGCAGCATCTTTTCCTTGCGATCTTGAATCGCTTAATACACGACTAAGCCAATCTTTTTCTTCTTCACCATCTAAGCGAGGTAATGTAAGTGCAGCGAGGATTGCCTGTTGTTGCATCCATCTTTGTAAGCCCAAACCCTTGTTTGCAACCCCCAAGACTGTGGTAACGCTGGGATAAAGGTTGTTTTTCTTGGCGTCTGCCAACGTTGTGGATCGTATTTTTCCAGACTTGGATATTGTTGTATAGGCTGTATTACCCTGTTGGTCATACCAATGACCGCTTTCACTTTGACTGTCCTTTATTAGCACTTTTTCTTCCCCTTTTTGGTTTTACTTCATCCGTGTTAATGTCATATACAACTTCTATAGGTGCATCTGGAATTATTGCTGCTTCATATTGTGCTGGGATTTCTTGACCGCACCAATCTGATGGCGATTTATTAACCACAACAGGATTGAGCTTACAAGCACCAAGCATATCATTTTGCATAAATACATAAAATTTACAATTTTTGCAGGCCATTAAATGCCCTTAGAGTAGTTAGTAATTCTCATGCTATCTTCTTGAAATACGCATAAGTCTGCTGCAACAAGCAAAACCGCCTTAATGACTGATGCTAAATCTTCCGGTCTAAAACTAATAAGTTGTTGTTCTTCATCAACATTGACCCCCATCCATACTTTTTCCGTGTATTTAGTTTCAATAATGTCTTTAATTTGGTTCTGCATAATGTTCTCCTTTTAAAATCTCTTTATGTCTTTGTTTATGACAGGGTTGGCATAACCATACGATTTCCAAGGGAAGGTCGTAGGATTCGTGATGTGCAAGAGTTTTCTCAGAAGAACACCGTGCGCATGGCTGCTGAACAAGATTCCCGTTGCGGATAGCTCTTGCAACTGCGTTATGACACTTCGTGCGTCTTGAATCTGTTTCTCGCCACATTTTTGTTTGCTCTTTTTGGAGTGCAATTCTGTGCGGTTCTTTTGCCCTTTTTCTATCATATTCTCTGACTTTCTCTAAGTTTTTTGCCCTATGGTTATTTGCATCTACTTTTGCACAGTCTTTGCATTTTCCAAGATAACCATCAGCCATTCCTAAATGTTTGTAGAAACTAGCTAATGGTTTTTCTTTATTACATTTAAAACAAGTTTTCATGGCAATCTCCTTTATGCCATTATACCCATTTTAATTTAAAACGGAACACTATCATCAATAGAAGGATCAGATTTAGGTAGCTCATCCGATCCAGCAGCTTTAAATCCCATAGGCAGTTTTTCTTTGCCAATTGATATGCTAAAAAACTTACCCTTTTTGCCTTCTTTAACCCAACCCGAAAGCCAATGTTCTTTACCATTAACCATAATTGTGCCTGTCCAATCAGGGTGGTTATCAGTCGTTTTACGATCATTTTTAAATAGACTCCCTGAGCCTTCTTTAGGTATATATGCCATGTTAGTTCCTTTATAAAATATCTTTGGCTATTGTTTTCATTGCACTACTAGACTTACTTTGAACTGGGTTTGATGCTGCATTAGCATCATCGTCAGCTTGAACTACACCAACAACTGCTGCAAGCGCATATCTACGCATATATGTCAGCGCAGAACCAGAACCTTGTGCATCAGGTTTAGACACAGGCAGCGACATTTGTTGACCAATCCATTCACCAGAGCTGTGAGCTAGGATCGTGGTCATTGACATTGTGCCGTCAATAAACTCGCCAGGGAATTGCATAACACTAAGGCCGTTTGCAGCCAAAAGATCACGGCAAGCATCCCACACAGACTCAAGATCAGCATACTTAGACTTGAAAAACGGATTTGCTGAATCTTTTTTTGCATGGGTCAGTTTCCCTTGAACGATTGATAAAGCGGTGGCTAATTTAGCGATTGACTCTGATTGATTCATTTTTGACCCCTAATTGATGGAAAAGACTCAAGAGGATTGCCAAAAATTTCTCCAAAGCTATTAATAACATCACGCAATACAGGATTAACTTGTGCGTTGCGTGGCTTACCACACGCTTGGCGTATGCAATCAACTTGTTCTTGCGACATAAATTCATTGCTGAACTCCATGTCATCTAAAGCCTTTTCCAAAAATTCTTCATGCTCTAACATCAGCTTATTTAATTCACCCATCTAAATTCCCCTTAGATACATAGCGAAATTGCTATAAGATTGATTGTAAGCATATTTCATAGGCTGTCAAGAACTATTTGCAAAATAACGACATACGATGTAAGATAATTGAATGAAGCTAAAACTAACAGATTCAGCAATAATTGATTTGCTAGGTGGTACTACAAAAGTTGCCAAATTGGTAGGTATTTCACCAAATGCTGTATCAATGTGGCGAAAAAACAACATACCATCATCGCAATTTGCATTTTTAGGCGCAACTCTTGAAAAAGAGTCGCATGGTTTAATTACTCGCAAGGATATATTTCCTAAGTCCTGGCACATTATTTGGCCCGAACTACAATGAACAGAGAAGAAATGTTACTTAAAATGCTTGCAAGAGCAGACGAAGAAATTAAACAATTACAATACAGAACTGATTTTTTAACAAAAGAATTATCACAACTTAGAGAACGATTAAACTATATGGATCATCAAGTCTATGGGGGATCAACAAAATGAAGATAAGCGTAAAAATCATTAAGGAAAACGAAGATGGATCAGCCAACGCTCAAGTTGACTTTGACAAAGAAGGGCTTGAAACCCTTGTCCAATGGGGTCTTGTTAGTATCCTTACCAAAGCAATTGATGAATACAAAATTAAACCCGAAGAAACTGAGACTGTTGTTCAGCCAAAAAGAACTAAAAAACAGAAATAAGTAGTAAAATCTATGGGATGGCTAGTAGCGGATGCTACGAAAGACTGATTAGTCACCAGTTTGCCTATCTCACCTAAATGACTAACCTTTTGACAAAGGATGCAATATGTTGAAGTTTCCGCCTCAAGATGGTATTGAAATATATCCATCAAAATCTGGTCTTATATGTTTAGAACAAGACTCCCACGAATTTGGTAAAAAAGTACAAGTTTTTCTTACTATTGGGCAATTAAGATCATTAGTTAAACACTCAAACTCTTTAATAGTTAAAGCTGAAGAAGCTAAAAAGGAGTGGGAAAATGAAACTAACTCCTAAAAACTGGATAAATTTTCAGCATTACAAACATCGTAGTCCGCCTTGGATAAAACTACATAGAAATTTGCTTGATGATATGCACTATCAACGCTTGCCTGTTGCTAGCAAAGCTCTAGCACCAATGCTTTGGTTGCTTGCAAGTGAGTCTCAAACTGGAACTATTGATACTTCTACAGAAGAAATAGCATTTCGCCTAAGAATGACAGAAAAAGATGTGTTAGCTGCCATTAAACCCTTATTGGATATGGGCTTTTTTATTGATGATGACAACGTGCTAGCAGAGTGCTTGCAAGATGCTACGTCAGAGACAGAGAAGAGAAGAGAAGAGACAAAGAAAGAGACAGAGACAGAAGCACCTAAAGGTGTCAATGTGTCTTTATGGAATGATTATTTAAAAGTCCGTAAAGCTGCCAAAAAACCTCTTACAGACACAGCTTTGAAAGGTTTGATACGAGAGGCTGAAAAAGCTAAAATAACTCTTTCAGATGCCCTACAAACTTGTTGTGAGCGCAGTTGGGTAGGATTCAAAGCTGAGTGGATTGAAAAACCTATAACTACGCAAGATAGACCAAATCAAAAGTGGGATGCGACCCTTGCTGGAATTGTGGCGAAAGGAAAAGAACTTGGAATTGAAGCTAGGCCTGGCGAAACCGAAGGACAGTATCGAGAACGAGTTAGATCAGGCAGAGCATAAGCATAGATGCGCCATTCGCTATTTGTGTCATC